GATTCTCTTTGCCCTGCTATTTTTAATACTCGAGCAGAAACCAAATACTTCTTGACTATACTCGGTGATAATATTTTCCGTAAAAATAATCATATTATTCATTATATCAGTGTAAAATCCAAACATTTTATTCGAGAACTTAATAATATGTGTCAAAACGTTATCGGTTCTAATTTATCACAAACCATCAAACATAAATATCACGAACATAATTATTCCGACTGTAGAATCGTTCGTATCAATGAATCTATAAAAAGTGAATATATCTGGAAACCTATTATAAATCAACTAGTATTAGATATTATATGTGTAGCATGCCACTATTCCAATCGATATGGCTCTTCTGATGATTATGTTATAAAATCATCGAATGATAATGTTTTATTCCAGACCGCTTTTTATTTGAAAGAATTAGAACCCATCGACTTAGTGAATTCATTTGTAGAAGAATATCTCGAAATATCCCAACCAGGCCGTTCAAATACCACTATTTGTATTGATGGACAACTATCACATATGCGTACGCCCTATATTAGTTGGAAAAATATCCAATATTTATGGAAACAATTTCTAGATTCGAAAAATATACCCAATGTTTTATTTTTACAGAACCTGAAAACCATACTGATGTCTAATTTAAAAGATTATTACAACGAGGAACACGACGCATTTGTTGGTGTTTGTAGTAAATATTTACCCGAAATACAGAAATTTCTACAATTTTGGAATGAGACCATCATCGAAGATGATTCTGAAATGGATTTCGAAATCGATGAAATCATTATTTTACTACGTAATTGGTGTATATCCAAAAATGAAACCATATGTAATTTAAATGATAAACAAATATTAGACTTGATATCTCATTTTTTCCCTAATGTTGAAATTGAACGAGATAAATTCATATCTAGAATTAAATGTAGTCTATGGGATAAAGAATTAGATATACAAATCGCTTTGGAAAGTATGAAACAATTGTTACAAAATAATAGTCAGATGCTATTTTCGAGAACATTATCTCCTGGTTTATCGCAAAATATATCTATTTATGACACTTATAGTTATTATTGTAAATATCATTCGTCTTTAAATCATGATAATACAGTTTCTAATCAAATTGTTAGTAAATCTTATTTTGAAAAATATATTTTTGAGAACCTTTCTAATTATGTAGTCGATTCTAAATTTTTATCAGTAGAATGGTTCAAACTATAGAACCATGATTGTTTATAGATATTTGATTTTATGATTTTTCATAATATCAAAAATTTGGGCATTTTTGTATTTTGTATAAGAATTATACATGTTGATTTTTACGTAGTCGTTCTAAAAACCGCGTTTTATCTTGTTCCGCATTCATATAAATATTTATTATTTCTGCTGGTGTATAAAAATCCGCATTGATTTCTAGTAATCTGTTATTTTCGATTGTTTCATCAAATAAATGTGTATATATTTCTTTGATTGTTTCATGTGACGCATATGATAATTCTAGTGTTATATCTATTCTTCCTGGACGAATCAACGCTGGGTCTAAATCATGATAATGATTCGACGAAATAATCATTATTCTACCAGGTGTTTCTCGAATACCATCCCATAAATTCAAAATATCATCCAATGTTATTGGTTCGTCATCATTTGGCATTTTTGGTAATACAAATTTATTGTCTGTTTCTTTTTCAGTAGCAGCAATGGTCTCTAATAAATCACCCATATTTATCTTTGATGTTGGTGATAAATCTTCGAAATCTAATTTTTTGCCTAATCCGGTTACGCTTTTCTTTTTCTTTTTCTCTCTATCTAAAACTATATCACCTACACAATCAATATCTTCAAACACTATTATTTTTTTATCAAAACTTATACTACCTTTTTTATTATCTCTACTATAACGTTCTTCAAAAAATATACTATCCAATTCTTTCTTTGTTTTTATCAGTTTCAACGAAATAACAACAACATGTCGATTCGTATAATTCGCGATTGCCTTTATTAAGGATGTTTTGCCTGTTCCTGGTGGTCCATACATACCAACTCCTATCGAATATGGTATTCCCTTATCATAATACCATTCCTTGTTATTTATAAAAAAATCTAGTTTTTTCATTATATTTACCTTATCTTTGAAAAATATATTACTAAATTGACGCGTACTTGAAAATAGGTTTTCATCCCACATTTCATATCGGTCATCTTCATACTTTGTTTTGGATAATGTATAAATAAACCTTTTATTATCACGTAAATCTTCTATAGTCGATAGGTGTTTTATTGTTATATTTTCAACAAATTCTTTTATCGTATTTGTATCGCTTTTATAAGAGAATAATTTTATCACTATTTTCTCCATTCTATTTTTTTTTTCTTGTTTATTTTTTGTTCTATCATCATCATCTGTTTCTTCTCCAAAAATTGTTGTATAAGCATATATTCCATGTTCTTTTGATATTAAAAATTTTTCACTTTGAACCACCATATAAATACCCAAATCTCGGTCAATGTTGTTTGTTTTGTTATTAAAAGAATATTCTTTTATATGGTTAATAGACTCATTGTCGCTTATGTTTTTTATTATAAAATCCCATAAGGCTTTAAATCTATCACTGAATGTATTTGACTGGTTCAAACAACCATCATAAAAACTTGTAGCCAATGCTATTTTTCCTTCATATTCTACTATGTTTTTTTTATAAAACCAATTATCAAAATCATAATTCATGTTTTTTATCGCATCGGTCAGTTTGAAAAAATAAGTATTTATGTATTGATATAAATAGGTAACTCCTGTTAATAAGACCGTTGTTACAAACGCGTCTATTAATGGTGTTCCTGTTTTAAATTTATCAAATATAATCATATTGAGAATATTTCCTGACAACATTTTAAGTTGTGATTCTATATCCCCAGAATGAAACATCACGTATTAACTAATATATTTAACCGATTCCATTTAAATATATTTTTTATATATTTTTTATATATTTTTTATAATATTTTTCTAAACACTTTTTGCTTTTTTTGATGGTATTTTGGCTGCGGTTTCTGGCAGGCTTTTGAATAATCGTTCAACTACCCCCGTTTTATCTAGTGGTTTTGGTTCTACTGCCGATTCTTTTTCTATATTTTGTTCGACAGTTTTGTTTTCATCTGGGGTCTTTGACTTTGATTTGGATTTCGACTTCGATTTTCTAGTGCCTTTTTTAACATAACCAAATTTACCTTTGTCCGCAAAATAACCATGTTGTTCTAATCTTTTTTCCTTTTTAGCTGTGGTGTTTTTGCTAAGTGAAACGATTCTTCCCCATTTATTCATAACCAATTGGTCTTTTGTTAAACCTCCTGTTGTTTTGTATGCTGTGCCATTCCATACTTGTTCTCTAGAACCAAATAATTCTTTATATTCTACGTCTTTTATTGTATAGGTTCCTGTTTTTGGATTTCTTACTGGTCTTTTCATTTGTATATAATCTATACAAATAAAATATCATTTATAGATTTTTAGTTTTATTAGTTTTATTAGTGGGGTTTTGTTCGTTTATTTATTTAGCTTTACGAGTACCTCTACTTCCGCGTTTTACTTTTTTTACACAGCCAAATTTACCTTTCTTGGCAAAATATCCAGCCTTTTCTAGACGTTTTTCTTTCTTAGCAGTCATATGCTTCTTACGTGAAACAATACGTCCCCATTTGTTCATCATAAGATTTTTCTTTGTAAGCCCACCTGGTGTATGATGTGCTTTTCCGTGATAAACTTGTGCTCTTGAGCCTACAGTAACTTCGTGTTCAGTCATTTTATTGAAATATATATTCTACATAGAAAAAACTATTTTTACTAAATATTCTTCTATTATTATTTGTTTATAATTATCGTTTTTGGTGCGGCGTTTTGGACATATTGGGCATAACGCATCGCCTTTGGAATATTTGGGTCATTACCGCCTGTCGCCTTTTTTAAATAATCTACTTTCGCACATGCCTGTTTATCTTTACAATATTTTATTATATCAAACATACTCTGTTTTGTCGGCATCGGATGTTTATAATCTTATATAATAATACGGTTTTTATAATATCAAAAAAATTGATTATAATTATCAGAAAATTGATATAGGCATATTATCGTATTTTTATTATTATTACTAAAATGTCATCCGCCAAATCAAATACTATCAGTGTTTCCAATGATGCTAAATTATCACAACAATATCAACGCAAAACCGATAAACAGCATATTTTGGATAATCCTGATACGTATATCGGTTCTATTGAAAATGTAGATTCTACTATGTGGGTATATGATGATGCTACAAATCGTATCGTATTACGCGACATTGAATATATTCCTGGATTATATAAATTATTCGATGAAGGTATTGTAAATTGTCGTGACCATGTTATTCGCATGATTCAATCCAATAACGTTGAAAAAAAATTCGTAACCTATATCGACACCTCGATTTCGGACGATGGAACTATTGTCATGTCAAACGATGGTAATGGTATCGATATCGCTAAACATCCTGAATATGATTTGTGGATTCCTGAAATGATTTTTGGACATCTACGTACTTCCACTAACTACGATAAAACTGAAAAAAAAATCGTTGGTGGTAAAAATGGATTTGGTTTCAAATTGGTTTTGATTTGGTCTGAATATGGTAAAGTCGAAACGGTTGACCATATTCGCGGCCTGAAATATGTACAAGAATTCAAACGTAATTTGGACGAAATCTGTCCGCCTGTTATCACAAAAGTCACTGGTTCAGCAGCATCGAAACCTTATACCAGAGTTACTTTCAAACCGGATTATAGACGTCTTGGTATCCATGGTCTCACCAGTGATATGCTTTCATTATTAAAAAAACGTGTATATGATATCGGTGCGGTTACCGACCACTCTATTAAAAAGGTAAAAATCGGATATAATTCGAATACTATCCCAGTAAAGAATTTCCAACAATATATCGATTTATACTTAGGTAGTAAAGAAGAATCCAAACGTGTTTATGAACAAAGCGATGACCGTTGGGAATATGCTGTCGGTCTTTCCCATACACATGAATTCATTCAAGTATCTTTTGTAAATGGTATTTGTACATTCAAAGGTGGAAAACACGTCGATTATATTATCGGTCAAATCGTAAGAAAACTATGTGATTATATCGAGAAAAAGAAAAAAGTAAAAGTCAATTCAGCAGCCATAAAAGAACAACTCGTTTTGTTTTTGCGATGTGATATTGAAAATCCAGCGTTCGATAGTCAAACCAAAGATTTTATGAATACACCGTCCGCTAAATTCGGTTCTACCTGTACAGTTTCTGATAATTTCATAGAAAAATTGGCGAAAATGGGTGTTATGGACGTAGCCTGTTCTTTGACCGAGGCCAAAGAAAATAAATTGGCGAAGAAAACCGATGGTTCTAAGACTAAAACAATTCGCGGTATTGCTAACTTTATTGATGCGAATAATAGTGGCACTACACAATCAAAAGATTGTATTTTGATTCTTTGTGAGGGACTTAGTGCTATGTCTGGTATTGTTTCTGGATTATCTAGCGCCGACCGCAATACAATCGGTATTTATCCTTTAAAAGGTAAATTATTGAATGTGCGCGGCGAACAAATGAAAAAAATCGCTGAAAACAAAGAAATCAGCGACCTGAAGAAAATATTAGGTTTGGAAACTGGTAAAACGTATTCGACGATTCATGACGTACAACAAAACTTACGTTATGGTAAAATCATGTTTATGACTGACCAGGATTTAGATGGTAGTCATATCAAAGGTCTTTGTATTAATTTGTTTCATAGTGAATGGGCATCATTGGTGAAAATTCCCGGATTCTTATCTTTTATGAACACTCCTATTTTACGCGCAAAAAAAGGTGCTCAAACGAAACTATTCTATAACGAAGGTGAATATTTGAAATGGAAAGATTCGTTTGGTCCAAATGGACCTACCGGTTGGAATATTAAATATTTTAAAGGTCTTGGTACTTCTACATCCGCCGAATTCAAAGAATATTTCGCGAATAAGAAAATCGTCGATTTTGTCTATACTCCAACTAGTGATGATACTATCGATAAAATTTTCAATAAAAAACGTACAGATGACCGTAAAGACTGGCTAGAACAATATGATAAAAAATCGTATTTGGATACTAACCAGCCAAATGTATATTATGAACAATTCATTAATCAAGAGATGATTCATTTTAGTACTTATGATTGTGCTCGTTCTATTCCAAATATGGTGGATGGTCTTAAAATTTCTCTTCGTAAAATATTGTTTTCGGCTTTTAAACGTAAGCTTACTAGTGAAATTAAAGTCGCACAATTTTCTGGTTATGTTTCGGAACATAGTGCTTATCATCACGGTGAAGCCAGTTTGAATGGCGCTATTGTGAATATGGCGCAGAATTTCGTTGGCTCTAATAATATTAATTTATTGGAACCAAATGGACAATTTGGCACTAGGTTAGCAGGTGGCGAGGATAGTGCGTCTGAAAGATATATTTTCACACAATTGAATTCGCTGACTCGTTCAATATTTCCAGAAATGGATGATGCTGTATTGAATTATTTAGATGATGATGGTAGTATTGTAGAACCAGAGTATTATGTTCCTATTATTCCATTTGCTCTTGTCAATGGAATTTCTGGTATTGGTACTGGATTTTCATGTAAAATCGCTCCATATAATCCAAAACAACTTATTGAATATTTGAAATTGAAATTACAAAATCAGGCTACTAGTAATATCGAGTTTATTCCATATTATGAAGGGTTCCGTGGCATCATTCGTAAATTAGAAGAACAGAAATATTTGATAAAGGGTTTATACAAAAAGATTGGTGAAGATAAAATCCAAATTACTGAATTACCTGTCGGTACATGGACTATGCCTTATACATCGTTTTTAGAATCGTTGATGGATGGTGCTACAGTTGATAAAAACGGTAAGAAAATTCCGCCATCGATTAAAGATTTTACCTCGATTTGTACAGAGGTAAATGTGGATTTCACAGTTGTATTTCCAAAGGGTAAATTGGGTGAACTGGAGGCGACCGTTGATGCAAACGGATGTAATGGTGTTGAAAAACTATTGAAGTTATTCACTACAATTAGTAATACAAATATGCATATGTTTAATTCCGAATTCAAATTACATAAATATAATAGTGTGGAAGAGATTATAGATGACTTTTATGGAGTACGTATCAAACTATATCAAAAACGTAAAGAACATCAAGTTGCGGATATGGAACGCAAATTAGTAAAATTATCGAACCGAGCACGATATATTCAAGATAACTTATCTGGCACAATTGATTTACGTCGTAAATCCGCCGTTCAAGTAACCGAAATGCTCACAACCATGAAGTATGATAGTATTGATGGTGATTTCAAATACTTGATTAAGATGCCGATGGACTCTGTCACTCAAGAAAATGTTGCTAATATTATGAAAGAAAAGGAGGAAACTGAAACTGAATTGAATCTATTAAAGGGCACCTCTGTGGAGAAAATGTGGGTCCGCGAATTGGAAATTCTGGAACATGAATATGATGTTTATAAAGTAAAACGTCAGCGTATTCAAAGTGATAATGCCGAGAAAACAGCCGGTGGTGGAAGTGATAAAAAAGTAAAAATTATCAAGAAAGTTAGTAAATAAAGTTAGTAAGTAGTTTTATAAATATAAATAAAAATAAGTAATTATACGTAAAATTCTTTTTTTTACATAGTTTTACTCTTAGAAAATAAAAACTTTGCAAAATAAAACGGGGTCAATTTTTTGAAATTGGACATTTTTAAAATGTCCATTTTTGAAAAATGGCGATGGAGTTTTTGCAAAAAAGTGATTTCACTCGGTGATGCTGTAAATACAAAAAAAATGATTCAAAATGTGTTAGCATAAGATTTTTGATTGTTTTTTTGTTGAAACTTTTTCCTTGCCTGATTATAAAAATTTAGGCAATGATTTTTTCTCATAATTATATAATTTTAAATATTATAATTATGAAACCATAAAGTGATTGATGTTTATATATTATTTTAAAACTATCGCTCGATATTTTTTTAAAAGTCTTTAAAATGAAAATTTGGCAATTTCAGGCAATGATTTTTTCTCAAAACTTTTTCCTTGCCTATAATATATAAATTTAGGCAATGAATTTTTCTCAAAAAACACCAAAATTATTTTTTTGTGAAAAGTGTGACTATTCCACGTATAATAATAGTGATTTTATTAAACATAATTCCACTCGAAAACATCAAAAAGTCTTTAAAAATGAAACTTTGGCAATTCTAGGCAATGAAAAAGTTTCATCGAATGTTTCAAATTATAGTTGCTCTTATTGTAATTATAATATAAATCTTAAATCTAGTTATGATAAGCATTTGTTATCTGAGAAACATAAAAGAAATATTAATAGTGAAACGAAAGATATCAAATATAATTGTTCTCAGTGTAATAAGGAATACCTAACATATAATGCTTTTTGGAAACATCAAAAGAAATGTAATTTATCTAGCAATGACATTTTACAAAATACATTCTATTCGAATAATGACATAAGCAATACAACTTTTACTCCCGAATTATTTATGGCATTTGTAAAAGAAAACAAAGAATTACAAAATATTCTTATCGAACAAAACAAGGAATTACAAAACAAATTACTAGAACAAAATACGGAACACCATAAACAGATAATGGAATTGGCAAGCAAACCTGTTAGCAATACAACTAATAATAACAATACCACAAACAATACACAATTCAATCTACAATTCTTTTTGAATGAAACTTGTAAAGATGCTATTAATATTGGTGATTTTGTAAATTCTTTACAAGTACAAATTGCCGATCTTGAAAAAACTGGTAAATTAGGGTACGTAGAAGGAATTAGTAGAATATTTTTGAGAGGTCTAAAAGAATTAGACGTAACAATGAGACCAATACATTGTACTGATTTGAAACGTGAAACTGTTTATGTAAAAGATGAAAATTCATGGGAAAAGGACGATGAAGAAAAAGCCAAACTAAAATTAGCCATACAAAGA